CCTATTATATGTTTTCAAATTATGTATTTTTATATTATCTTGTATATCACATCCATAAATAATTGCTTCTATAAAATAATAATGCCATAATTTAATACCCCTCCCCTTTTAATATATTACANGANGTGTCTTTTATTGGTTTTAATAATTTAATCATAGTAGTTCAAAATAATATAAAAAAAAGATAATTAATATAATTAATGAGATGGCNCAAACTTTTAAATTTTTTATTGTAATATTATGTAATTTATTTCATNTTAGTGTTAGTTATAAATATGATTTAAATAATATTCTTAAAAATATAATAAATATAACAAATATACCAAATATATCAAATATAACAGATATAAATATACCAANTGATAAATATAATGTTAATGAAACGATAAATGGATTAAAATTACGAAATAATACTTATATTACACCACCATATTTAAGGAGAAAAACAAAATTTTGTAATATTAAATGTAATTGCTTGTTTTCGCATAATATACAAAATGATAATATATGTGTATCAAATTGGATTAAACCATTGGGATTGTAAATGAATAAGATAAAATATATTTAAAGTTAAAATCTGTTTTTAATTAAATGGATATAGAATTTGATAAATTATCTATAAACTGTTGTCATATTTGCAATAATAAATTAATAAATGTACAAAAAAAAATATGTGAAACCTGTAGTAATAAAATTAAATTCTTATACGAAGATGATATAATGATTTTAAATTGTATTTATTGTCAATTTTATACTGATTATAAAAATTCATATATATGTTCGAATTGTCAAGCGATATAATAATATATTATAAATATTTAATAATATGATAATTTTCATATAATCTTCTTAATAAGTAAGGGTACATGTCAAAAATACTGCCATATGGAACATATTTAAATACATTTTTATTATTATTTAATAATAATTCTGTAGATTTATCACCCATACCTAATAATTGTGCATAATAAACATTATCAGCATGTTTTAAGGATAATGCATAATTTATCGATTTTTCATTATGCGTCGCAATACAAATTTTATTATTTGTAGTATTAATTAATAATTCGATTGCTTTATTATAATTAATATCAGTATCTTTTTTATTTTTAAAAAGAGAATTATCATTCTTATTATAATACGCTCCTCTTACTAATTTAAAGCCTATTTTATCAAATTTTCTCAAATCATTTTCAATATGATTTAAACTGTTTTTTTTATACATTTGGTATGTTTTAAATAAATATAGATTATCTATATTCTCATATTTTTTTATTAATTTATCAAAAATAAAATTTTCCTTATCAAAATTATTTGTATATTCTGCATCAAAATATATATATTTATTTAAATGATTAGTATTGATAATTTTATTAATAATATTATCAATATTTTCTTCCGCATTATAAGGATAAAAAGATGATAGTTTTAGTGCATACCCAATACTATTATTATTATTATCGTTATTAACTCTAGAGATTAATGAGCAAATTTCATTATTATAATTAATTACATCATATTTTGTTTTGGAACCCTCTTTTGCATAATCAATAATAGGTATAATAGATTTATCATATAGCTTATTAATAAATTTAGAAACACTAATATAATTAGTACCCCCAATAAATTTATTCAATAACATATTATTAATCCGGAAAAAAATTAATAAATATATGTTCATTTAAAATAATTGGCGCAGGTATTAAATATGAATTATTAATAAATTCATTACTATAATCATGTAAACTTTCATCAGTATATCCATAACTAGTTATATCACCCCATATAGATAGTTCCTTATCTATAAATTCCAATTGGTTTTTTTTTAAAACCATTATATATTTAGTTATATATTTTTTAATTAGTATATTTTTTATATTATTATCTGAATTATTTAATATTCTAATTAATTCAGCAGTATATATTCTTTCTGTATCATCTGATAAATATTTTTCATAATTAGCAATACAATAATTTAAATAATAATCATTTTTAAATATAATATCTGCTTTTTCAATTATACATAAATAATAAATTTTCCAAATAAGACTTAAAGCATCCATATAACAATAAGTCCAATAGTTTGTAACATATTTATAAAATAAATCAATATATATTTTTTTATCTTGATATAATTTAATTTGTGTTAATAATGTTGAAGATTGTGGATATATTATCATTGAATAAATTTTATCTTTAAGGTCGTCATTAAGTAAGTTGTCAAATAATTCATTCATATAGATAAAATATAAAAATAACTTTAAATATTAATAATTTAGTTAAAAATACCTATTATAATCTCTTGAATATGATAAGTAATATATATATATAGCTTTATCAAGTGTGTATACCAAGATAGGAAAGTATTATTATTATAATAAATATATAAAAAAATCTTATATAATAATAATAATAATGTTTAATAATATACTAAAAAGTTTATTAGTTATTTGTCAATTATTATACACACACAGTTTTTTGATTTCAAATGGAGAAAATTTTTTATTTACTAAAAATGAAAGAAAATTAGGAAATATATTAAATCTTAAAGCAAGATATGCTAATAACATTTCAAGAAGACATATAGTATATTTATCACCTGTTATATTAAATCCTAAAATAGTTTTTGCAGATAATGAGAATTTACAAATAAAAAAAATAGCAGTTTTTGGAGCATCTGGTTATACAGGTGGGGACACCATAAGAAATTTATTAAATAGAAATAAAGAAGTTATTGCATTTACAAGACGAGAAATGGAAATAGTAGATAGAGCGCATATGGGAAGAAACACACTAGTAATTGATGATATTAAACAAAAAAATAGAATCAAAAATATTGTAGGTGACGTAATGAAACCAGATACTTTAAAAAATATTTTACAAGGTGTTGACGCTGTTATATATTGTGCTGCATCTCGACCAAAGGTTATAGCAAGACCTATACCAGGTGTTGATTTAAATAAAAAAAACAATATAAATTATGTAAATAAAAGTAAATATTATGAATTAGGCGATAAATTAGACGATTATGTATCAGAAAGTAATCATGTAGAAGATATAGGATTAAAAAATATTGTAAATGAAATAATTAAAAATAATGTTAAAAAACTTGTAATAGTATCATCTATTTGTGCTAAATGTCAAAAAAATATGAAGAATGAATATGAAAACGCAGGTGAAGTAACTGATAAAGGCGAAACAACATGCGAACCATGTTTCAATAAACAAGAAGGGGAAGAATTAGTAAAATTAATGTATGAAAAACATCCTAATTTGAGTTATACAATTGTAAGACCGGGTATGCTTTCTCCTGGTGAAAAACGGGGGGTTGAAGAAATTGAATTTAACCAAGGTCTTTCAAAAAGTGGTATAATATCAAGGGAAGATTTATCTGAAGTTTTAGTAGAATCTGCATTAACAAAAACTTCAGATACAAAATCATTTGAGGTTTATTATAAAGATACAGCGCAACCTGTTGATATGTACAAATCATTAAAAAAATGTAAGGAAATGGGAAAAAGTGTAAAAGAATGTTTTTTTGGAGAGGGGTATGAGAAGAAGGAAGATTTTACAATTGATAAATTATTAAAAAATAAAGTAAAAGGAACAATATTCCCCTCTGGGAATGAAGTAAGTGGTAATGATTATAATAAAATTTTTGCAAACTTAAAAAAAGATAAAAAGGTAAATTATGATGTAAATATTTTAGGTTCTAATGATATAATATAATTATATAATAGAATGAGTTACTTTTTTATGACAAATAAGCTAGGAGATTATGCTTGTTTTACTTTTGATAATTACGAATCTTATATAAAATGTTATGATAACTATTGCAAATTAGGATGGATTTAAAAATATAATATATGGATCGTATTAGTATAAATATAATAATACAAATAGCTAATCTATTGACGAATTAACAAATTAAATTTTTTTATTTTAATAAAGTAAATGGATAATAATTTAATAAATTTAAAGTGTATTGATGATTTAAATAATAAATTAGCATTATTAATAAAAAAAAATATAAATGATTTACTTGAAATAGCAAATATTAATTATACGATTGATATACCAGAAATAAATTTATTTAGTGAAACAACATCTAATATAACAAGTAATGTATTAGTAGAAAAAATAGAAACCAATATTGGAACAAATTATAATAAAAGTATGTTATATGACCCCTACGACTAAGATTTTATATATTATAAATAAAAATATTAAGAATCAATAACTATATGAATAAAGAATTACTTCAAAATCACAATATTATATATTCAACACATGATACAAGAAATAATACTATAAAAGTTGAAGAATTATTAACAAGGATAATTGATTCAAAAAATGAAACAAGTACGCGATTATTTATGGTTACGGAAGCATATGATAAATATAATAGAGAATATTATATTATATCATTAACTATTTTAATATTATCATCTGTAATAACATTTATAGAGGCGATAAGATTATCAATTATTAGTAATGATTATATGAGTATAAGTAAATATAGTGATTTAATTAATTTTATATTGCATATATTATTATTAACAAATGGTACTATAATAACAATATTAAGCAGTATAATTAGATTTAAAAATTATAGAGAATTTTTAGAAGGATTAAAGGATGCTCAATTGCAATTAGTAAAATTTAAAAATAAATATATGAGACAATACTATATAATAAAATATAATTATATAAATAAAATAATCGAAGATAATGAAATTTTAAAGATATCAGATAAAATATCATCATATGATAGAGTAGTTAAATCAATAAATTATTTTCAATTTATTAAAAATAAAGATATAATAAGATATAATAAACTAAAAGCAAAATTTGATATTAGTATATTTGAGATTAAAACAAATACTACAAATAATTTTGAAGAAATACTAAAACAAAAAGAGCATGAATATATTAATATTAATAATAAAAACGATATTAATAGCGAATTAAGTGATTATAATAAATTTGTTTTTTATAATAATTTAGAGTTATGTAAAGACAAAATTAAACTAGATATTTCAGAAAAAAGATTAAAGTTAAATAATCGTTTTAAAGAATTAAAAGAAACTATAGTTTAAACGATATGATGTGTATCGTCGTTTTTTTTATAATTATTCCATAACTCATCTTTGGATTCTAAAGTCTTAATTATAGGAGTAGATGGTTTAGATATATTTTTTTTTTTTAAACCACTTGCACCATTTAATTGTAAAGGTACAGAGCGGCCATCCCATAATTGAATAACTTCCATTTTAATACTTTTTTTAATATCTTCAAATTGACATTGAATAACTAAAGAATCGTATTTTTCAGTAAGACCATTTATAAAAGTTTTATTTAATTCTTCATGCTCTATACCCTCAATTTGATGAGCAAGTTGTAAAAAATTATTACTTAAATTTTTGAATAATTCAACTTTTTCAGGAACTTTTAAATTATTCTGCAATGCTAGTATTAAAACACTAGCACCATTAACAACTACATTTGGAATTTTCATATTACCTCTTTCATTATCAAATGAGTTTAAAATACACATAATTGAACTTGTAAGAATAAGAGGTATTTGAAATGAAAATTTAATAAAACTCCAATATTGAGTTGCTTTTTGACATAAAACAGACATAGCTTCACATTTATCAAGAAGCATAATTAATCTTTCTTCGTCAGATATATGAAGAGAACTAACACGTGTGTACATATAAATATGTATCTATTAATTGATAATAATATTTAATTCATAATATGTTTTATTCAATAACTCAATAAACGAATAAATTTTAGTTTTTAATATTTTATCAGTAATATCAATTGATTCTAATTTACTTTTAAAATAATCAATTTCGCTTAATATAGATTGTTTATTATTTTTAATATTAAAATTAATTTGTATAATATCATTATTAAATTCAAGGGTATTATTGATATATATATAATTGCTTAAAAAATCTTTAATAAATATATTTGTGTTATCATGTAATATATTTATAATGTTAATAATATTGTAATCTTTTATTATATAAATATAAAACTGCATTTTTAATTTGAAATCATTATAAAAACAGAATAAATTAATGAATGCTGTATTATCAATCATAACATGATCTTCAATATAACATATTTTTTTTTTTTTATCTTTTTCTTTCATATAAATATGCTTCTAAAACAAATAAATATTTTTAAAAATACGAAAAAAATTCATAAATAATTAATATTTAATTATTTATGAATTTTGAAAATGACGGAAAGGTGATGAATCGTTCAAAATATTAAATATAAACATATATTAAATATCACTTATATTTAATATATCACTTTTATCACTTTTATCACTTTTATCACTTACATCACCTTCATCACTTTTATCACTTTTATCACTTTCATCACTATCATCACTATACTGAATATAATTATCATTATTTTTTTTAGTAATTTTAGTATTATCACATGTAATATTTAAATTAAATTCCAATTCATTATCTAGGGTTTCATTCTTATTTTCAATTTCAACTTTATTATTATAAAAATTAATAAGACTTTGTGATAATTTTTTTTCCTTAATTAATTCTTGGATTTGCTCTCTGTTATATTTATGTACAATATCGACTTTAGAAAGTTGATAATCTCTTATAGATACAACAACAATATCGCATTTTTCAATTAAAACTCTTTTTGTAAATTTTCTTAATGAACCTCTTATAATACCTATACATTCATTTCCACTATTTGTATATAATAATGCGCGACAATTGCCTAATAATTTTTTCACACACGCGTAATCTTCGTTATTATTATCAATGGTATAATTATTATTTTGTGAATTATTTAAAATTTTTTTTTGTTTTTTATTTCTGATTGAAGTTTGATACATTTATAATTTAATAAAATTAAGTCTTTAAATAATAATTATTTATATAATTAATTTTATTAAATTATATAAATATAATATCTTTAATTTATATACAATGCAATTGAATGACACATGGTGTTTTTATTTTCATGATCCATATAACACAGAATGGGATTTTAAAAGTTTTAAATTAATAACAAGTATAAAAACTGTAGATAATTTTATTTCAATTTTTGACTGTTATAAAGATATTTTATCAAAGGGTATGTTTTTTATAATGAGGGAGGGTATATTACCAATTTGGGAAGACGAATTAAATAAAAAAGGTGGATGTTTTTCTTATAAATTATATAATGATAATTTTATAGAAAAATTTTTTGAAATATTAGCGTTACTGGTTGGTGAAAAATTAGGAGCGGATGATATTATTTCAAAAAATATTAATGGAATATCTATATGTCCTAAAAAAAATTATTATATAGTACGAATATGGATAAGAAATTCAATATATGCTATAAAAGAAAAATATAATATACATATACCAAAATATACAACAATTTTATATAAAAATCATAGTTAAAATATATACATATTTACTTTTAATTATACTATTATAAATTTAAATTTAACCAATCATCGACACAGTAATCTTGTATATTTTCTTTAATGTTTGCTTTATTAAGGTTAAGGTCTTCACCAAGAACATTACTAATAATCGGCAAAATAATTTTTTCAAGTGTATCATAATTATCATCCATTGTACCAAATTCGTCGCACCAGTTATTGTAACTTGTCATTGTAGTAATGATAATCTATAAATAAAATCATTTTTTTTGATAAATAGTTTTTTTTTGTACATTTTAAATAATCTCTTATTAATAATAGAATTAAATGGAATCAATTAAATCCTTTAAAAAAAGATTCTTATCAAGTATTACCGATTTATTTAATAATAAAAATCATTTAATTGAAAAAAAGAGGTATTTATATAAATTTTTCAAAAAAGACGATTTAAAATATATATCAAAAGATGGTTTTGATTTTTTTATAATTCCTAAACAATATTATATATGGAAAGGTATAAGTATTAATGATTCTAAAAATAAGGATGTAAATATAGATAATAAAGATACAGATAAAATTTTAAATAGTTTATCTTCATTTTTTTTTGCGGATAAAGAAACCGCCTCAATATATGGTTCAAAAAGGGCATCAAATGAATGTGTTGATTTGCAATTTAAAATAGTACAAGATATTGTTTTAATTGATATTAGTAGTATTAATACAATAGTTAGTTTGTTTAGATATTTAAAAAATATGAGTTATGAAGAATTAAAAACTAATAAATATTTATTAGATGATTACAATAATGAATTAATATCATGGAATAAATCAACAAAATTAAAAGAAAAATATCCAACTGAAGAAATATTTTTTGAAAAAAAATGGAAAATAAATATGACTGAATTGATAACTAACACTATTGGTAATTACATTCCAAAAAGGGTAAATGGAAAAATAAGTTCTCCTGAAACTCCAACAAAAGTTGAAAGAAAATCTGATGATTTTTTTGATAAAGAATTAGTAAAATTAATATGCAATATAAGGAATATAGAAATAAATGGATGGATATATTTTAAAGAAAATGAAAAAAATTCATTTCATGATGAAATATTAATATGTAATCCATATGGTTATATAGAATATGTAGATTATCATAAAATATGATAATACATATAAAATATATAACATATTTAATTTAAATGAATAAAGTAAAAACATATAATAATAGATTTATTGTTCAAAAAGAATTGAGAAAATTAATTAATATAATAAATGAACGAATTTTATATAATAATGGTATATTATTTGGAGACATTGTAACGAATTTATTAATTACAAAATATTATAAAAATGAGTTTGAAAAAAAAAATTTTAGTTATAAGTTGTTTTGGAATACAAAAGTAGATATAGAAACAATATTAAGAACAGATACAATAAATAGAATAGATGTTTATTTTGTAAATATGAATGATTATATTAATTTTGTAGAATTTTTAAAAGTAAGTAAAATATTTGAAATAATATCATTACAAATAATAGATAATCCATTATATATAAATAATTTATATGAAATATCAACAAAATTGGGTAAAACTTTAACTTATAGCGGATATTCAATAAATCTTGATATAAATATACTTATGAAATTACCTTTGTGTAAATATTTAGAACCACCATTTAATAATGCCAACTTTTTAAGTGATATATTGATAATGTCAAAAAATAGAGAATTTAAAATATCAAAAAATACAGGAATTGTTGATATAGATAAAATGAATATAATTGAGAAAAGTATTCTTCATACATTCGTTTTGAAACAACTATGTGATAAAAAAAATTATATTTTATCTACAAATATCAATTTAAATAATGAAATTGCAAGAAAAGTTTTAGAATATAATAAGAATGGATTTAGTATAATTAATTCACCATTAATAATTGATAAATGTAATAATTATTTTAGAAATAAATGTTATATATGTCAATATGAAATTAATTACAATGATGATATAATGATACTGGATAATAAAACAAAATGTACATTACATCATAAATGTTGTAATAAATATTTAGAACAATTACTAGAAAAAAATGAGAAAATTAATTGTCCGTTAAGAGAAAATATTAATTTTATAAAAAACGATATTGAAACAATAAAAAAATTAATATTTTAAAATTTCTTTAAAATTTGCAAGAATTCTTGCTGTATTTGAATTATATATAACTATAGTATTATCATAACTATTTTGTACTTTTTCATTAATATTAATTTCACCAACTGTATATAAATCAATATAAGTGATATTTTTTTTTTTATTATTATTTAAAAAATTTGAATAATCATCGTATAATTTTTTATTATTATCATAAGACAAATTAATATTATTTGATGACAATTTAAGTTTTATAACATTTTTTTTATAAGTATAAAATGTATTTAAATAACAATCATAAATAGGTAATATATATATAATAAAAAAAATAGTTTTTACAAGCATTCTATAATATAATATATAATATATTTATATCATTTTTTGTAGTTTGTAAAGTAAGCGACTGTCAATCCAATTATAAAACTAAAAATTAATATTGAAGCAAATATTAATTTAATAAAATACCAAATATATATAAAATCTTTTTTAATAGAATTCGCACAAGGGCAATCTTTTTTATTATTTAATTTATTAATATAAAATACAATTATTATATAACTCAAAATATTATAAATAAATAATAATATAGATATTATATATAAGTTTACATTCGATCTAAAAAATGCTAAATATAACAAAGATATACACGAATAACATATTATAAATATAAAATAAAATACAATATAATTTACATACCATTTAATATTTGAACAAGCACATTTATTTTTCTTTAAATTATTAAACCATAATAAACCTATTATTGGTGGTACAACTGTTAATACAAAATTTAACATTATCATTAGTATTAATGATATATTATCAATTTTTCGACTTTTATCCTGTATTTTAATTTGCGATTTCATTATCTATTATAATAAAATATAATATTATTAATAGATAATGAATAACAAGTTTGTTAATAACTTTAATGATTATTTAAAAACAAATACTAAAACATCGTATAATGATAAATATTTAAAACATACTGATATAAAAAAAAACTATGATTATATAAATTATCACAATAATTATACCGAATTATTAGAAAAAAATTATGGCAATAAGTTATTAATAGATAAAAATCTTAATAATTGTTTATATAACAATAATAAAATTTTAGATATAAATAATTATAAAAAAACAAGTTGTATAAAAAGCGATATAACTAATACAACATATTCCAATTCTCCGTTTATATATGACAATTATAATTATTTTATATGATTTGTACTACCAAACCCTCCATCATTTCTATTAGAATCAGACAACTCTTCGCATATTTCATTAATATGCGCGTAAATTTGTTTTTTTATTAATAATTGACAACATTTAAATGGTAATGTTAAATCAGGCATTTCATCATCAATTTTAGTTAAGGCAATATATATGTTGCCTTTATAACCCTGATCTATAATACCAATACTATTACTTAAAATATAACCTGACTTACTAATAGAACTTCTTGGTACTATTTCAACATAATAACCATCTGGTATATCTATTTTAATACAAGTATCGTATAATTTTGTTTTATTACTAATTACTTTTGATATATTAATAATAGTAATATCATAACCAGCGTCAGACATTCTAGTTTTAGATGGAATAACTGCACATGAATTGGTTTTTAATACATTAATTGTTGGTAAAGAAATTTCAAAATTTAATGAATTTAAAAAGTTATTATAAAAAACTTCGTCATAATAGTTATTATCTATATTTGTGTAAATTTTACCTAAAAAATCAATAGAATTTACATTATCATATCTTAATGTATATAATTTTTCACCTTTTTCAATTGATGAAGGAATATTAATAACTTCTTTTATAATTTTAAGTAAATCTTCATTTTCGTGTGATATAAATGAATATATATTATTTAAACATGATATAAATCCATAATGCTCAAGTAATGCTCTAATATAACCAATACAATTTTCTTTATTATTATAAATAATATTATAATGGTCTTGATATGTAATATTTGATATATTATTAATAAGTAATAAATTTATATTTTTAATAATAACCTCATCAATAAAAATATTTATTTCATTATGGTTGGTAACTAAATTTTTTGTATATGTTATTTTTCCTATTTTTTGAATTAATGCAATAACATTTGTGTTAAGTAATATATTTTTTAATATAAAATGATAACTATTATTCTTTATATCAAGCGATTCATAATTAATTAATAATAATCCTAAAATATAACTATTATTATTTGTCAAATTTTTAAAATCATATTCATTCATTTTAAATATAAAATATGTAATATATATTTATATCATTTTTTTTTATGAATAATAGATAAAGTTTTTATGGTTTAATATTATTTTATTATTTGGATACAATTCTTGAAAAAACAATCCTAAATTTTCATGAATATCTTTATCATCATTATAATCAAAATTATATATAATATTTTTTGCTTCAAAATTTGAATGTATCCAATAATGAACCATAAAAGAATCATCGTCATAATTTCCTTTTATAATTTTTTCATACTCATTAATCGATGATTTTAATTCTAATTTAATATCAGAAATTGGATAAATTTTATTTGTTTCTATTATATTATATAATGATTTATCAGTTAAATCTAGAATTTTCATATATAATTTAGAACCGAAAATATTAAATTGATTAAATATTTTATCACCATGTATATTATAAATATTAATTATAATATTAATGATATTTTCAATTATTGTATTATTTTTATTACAAGCAAAAAAAGCATTGCATATATAATTTTCAGTATTCCATACATATTTTGTTTGTTCTTGTGGTTCATATGATATATGAAATAAATCATTATCAAAATCAAATAAATCAGCTAAGTTTTTAAGTAATAATATATCTAAATCAATATAAATACCTCCATAATAATGTAATATAGCGAGTCTCGCTAAATCACTTTTTTGAACTCCTAAAATATTATTTGAATATATTTCATATAATTTTTTATAATTTGTATTTAAAAAGTCTTCAATATTTGAGTCAGTCCATAGTTTAAATACAAAATCCGGATTTTTTTTTGTATTTTCTTGAATCATTTTATCAAAAATTAGAGGTAATTGTTTATTATTCCAAGTTTGATGAATAATTTTAGGTATCATTAATATATAATTACTATATTTATTATTTAAATATATTTTATATTACTACTATAATGAACAACATTGAAAATAGTTGCTGTATATGTTTAAATAATATTGAAAATGATATGAATATAATAAATTGCGAAAGATGTGTCAATATTATTTGTATAAATTGTTTTGAACATATTGAAAAAAAAATAGATATTAATTATTTATTATGTTATACATGTCCAACTTGTAAATTAGAAGTTAAATTAAATTTGGAAGATTATGATATAATAAAAAAATATAATTTGTCTTATTATTTTAAAAAACTTATTATATTACAAAATAATACATTACATAATTTAGAAATAAAAAATCATATTTTGCAAAATAAAGTAAATTCTTTATTATTTTGCACCAATAATTCTTATAAACTAATTAAAATGTTATATATAATTGATAAATTATTTATAACTACTTGTATAGGGGTTTTATATTTAGCATTTTAAAATTAAGTGTTTAATTTGAAACCTTCAAATATTTTTCCATCATATTTTGATATATAATCAATAGGACTAGATGTAATTGACATTCCACAATATTCAATTGGTTTTTTACTAAACTCTTGATGTGTATAGATACCTATATTAATTGATTCTTCTAAAATCCATCTAAAATTAGTCCAAAATTCATCAGTATGACCAATACTTTCTGATGCTAAATGTGATAATTCGTGTAATACAACAAACATCATTGTATTTATATCCATTAATATGTTTTTATTACGCAGACATAACACAATTTCTTCCCCTTTATTTATAGAGTAACTTGTATATCGCGGGTCATCAACTCCTTCCTTTAGACTATTTTCTCTATAATTTTTAGCTAATCTTATTGTTCTTTCATCTCTTTGATATGATTTCTTTAAATGTTCAATTAAAATCAAGTTTTTTTCTCTAATTTTTGCAATTAAATTAGCAGCATCTTGTGCATCTTCTTTATCTTGGACATAATAATCTCTATTATCTATTGTACTTTTTATTTTTGTTAATTTACTATAATAATTATATAAATATGCTAAATAAAATATTAATCCAAACAATATAAATAATATCAATGTTTCTAAAGTAATATCCATATTTATCTACTATATAAATAAAAATAAAAAAATGATTTAATAAATAATAGTTAATGTATTAACTAGAATGGAATTTCCTAGAAAAGATATATGTGAATTAGAAAACAATGAAAGTATTATTAAATTACAAATAACGGATTGGTATATACCAGAAAATGATAAAACACTGCCAAAAAAAAGTTATGACGAAGAACAAGATTTATATACTATGTTAATTTATGGAACAGATGAGAATAATATTACATATTCTGTTAATATAATTGATTATGAACCATATTTTTACATCAAAGCACCCGAACATTGGGATGAATATAGTGATAATAAGTATCAAAACGCGGTAAATAAATTGAATTATACTTTGCTTAACGAAAAATATGAAACACAATGGAATGGTAAAAAATATAGTAAAAATATTATTCCNAAACATTTAAAAAATCATTTTAATAATTTATCAGTTGTTAAAAAAAANGAATTTTGGGGATTTACAAATGAAAAAATTTTTAATTATATCAAAGTTTCAGTTAAATCATTGGCGTTATTTAATCAAATGAAGTATTATTTTTCATCTAGAAAAAAAGAAGGTTTCTTATTATATGAAAGTAATATTGANCCATTTATTAGATACACTCACGAACAAAATATTAAACCATGTGGATGGATTAATATAGAGATATATGATATTACTGATAATGAAACAATATGTAATTATAATATTACTACAAATTACAAAAATGTAAAACCAATAAATATAAATAAAATTGCACCATTATTAATTGCAAGTTTTGATATTGAATGTACTAGTAGTCATGGTGATTTTCCATTAGCTCGAAAAAATTATAAAAAATTAGCACAAGATTTAACGAATGTTGCTCGAAATGGATATGAAATTGATAAAAGATATTTGGTAATATGGTTAAAATCGATTATTACAAAAGATGTAATAATTGATGATAATATTGTAATTAATAAGATTTATCCGAAAAAATTATTAAAAAGTGAAGATATTCCAAAAATGATTGAAAAAAATATTGATAATATTATTAAGTTATTGAATGAAGTTTCAGAAATAGAAGTATCTGATAATGAAGACGATAATGAAGTTATAGAAAATTCCGCTAAATTATCTGTTGGTGAAATTGCTAAATATGAGGATGACATAAATCAATTATTAACAGAATCTCTACCATCATTACATGGTGACGAAATTATTCAAATTGGAACAACCGTACATAAATATGGTTACGATGATATTATTTATAAAAATATAATAACTTTAAATACTTGTGATAAAATAAATAATTGTGATGTTATAGAATGTAAAACAGAAAAACAAGTTATATTAGAATGGAAAAAATTGATATCTGAATTAAACCCTGATGTATTAATTGGTTATAATATATTTGGATTTGATATGAGTTATATATGGGATAGAACACTTGAACTTGGAATAAATGATAAATTTGCTATGGGTTTAGGCAGAAAAATTACAAAAAAATGTATTTTAAAGGAACAACAATTATCATCATCTGCTCTTGGTGATAATACTTTAAAATATTTTGATATGGATGGTATTGTATTAATTGATTTATTTAAAATAATGCAAAAAGACTTTAAATTAGATAGTTATAAATTAGATAATGTTGCATCTATTTATATTGGTGATAAAAAAGACGATTTAAAACCAAGAGAACTTTTTGAAAAATATAAGGGTAACTCGTTTGATAGATGTGTGATTGCGAAATATTGTATTCAAGATTGTGCATTAGTTAATAAATTATTGCATAAATTAAAAATACTTGAAAATAATATTGGTATGGGTAATGTTTGTTTAGTTCCTTTAAATTTCTTATTTAGAAGAGGACAAGGTATTAAGGTATTTTCATTAATTACAAAACAATGTATGGATAAAGGTCTTATTATTCCGGTAATTAATAATTATAATAATCTCGATTTAGATACAGAAGGTTATGAAGGTGCTGTTGTATTAGATCCCAAAGAAGGTATGTATCTAAATGACCCAATTGTTGTATTTGATTATGGTTCTCTGTATCCTTCTTCTATGATATCAAAAGATTTATCACACGACAGATATGTATTAGATGATAAATATATTATTGATGACCCAAATATTGAATATATTGATGTTTCTTATGATTTATATGAAGGAAAAGGTGATAAGAAAAAAAAATGCGGTATTAAAACATGTAAATTTGCACAAATAAAAGATGAAAATGGTGAACCAAAAAGAGGAATAATTGCTGAAATTTTAATAATGTTGTTAAATGAAAGAAAAAATACAAGAAAAAAAATAGAATATCAAACTATTACTACTGATAATAATAGTTATTCGGGATATGTTTCAAAAAAAGACGATTATTATAATATTATTGATATTGATACTGGTATAATAAATAAAATTTATAAAAATGATGTTATAGATATTAAAGAAACATTCTCAAACTTTGAAAAAGATGTATTTGATTCATTACAATCTGCATATAAAGTAACAGCNAATTCTTTNTATGGACAAATTGGAGCAAGAACATCCCCTATATATTTAAAAGAAATTGCAGCNTGTACAACAGCTACTGGTAGAGAAATGATAATGACTGCGAAAGAATTTGTTGAAACTAATTATGGNGCCGAAGTAATTTATGGTGATACAGATTCTATATTTTGTAAATTTCCACTAAAAGATAAAAATAATAATCCTATATTTGGCAAACAAGCATTGGAAAATGCAATTGAAATAGGAAAAATAGTTGAAAAAGATATTGCAAAAATTATGCCATTTCCGCAAAAATTGAACTATGAAAAAACGCTTTATCCATTTATTATTTTAAGTAAAAAAAGATATGTTGGTAATTTATATGAATTTGATGTAAATAATTTTAAACAAAAATCAATGGGAATTGTGTTAAAAAGAAGAGATAATGCTAATATTGTCAAAAAAATATATGGAGGTGTTATTGATATATTACTAAATAAACAAGATTTATATGAATCAATCCAATTTTTAAATGATGAATTATCAGATCTTGTAAATGGTCTNACATCTATTAAAGATTTAACTATTAGTAAATCTCTAAGAGGTTCTTATAAAGACCCTACAAAAATTGCACACAAAGTATTAGCTGATAGAATTGGTTCTAGAGATCCAGGAAATAAACCAATGGTAAATGATAGAATCCCTTATGTCTATATAAAAATAGATAATGTAACAAACGAAACATTACAAGGTGATAGAATTGAAAATCCAGAATATATTGTTGAAAACAATTTAATACCAGATTATTTACATTATATTACGAATCAAATTATGAAACCTATTATACAATTATATGCATTATGTATTGACGAATTACCTGATTATAATATGGAAACAGATTATTGGGATTTACTTGATGTTGAATTAAAAAATAGTAAAAATATATATCATGATGATACAAAAAGATTTAATAGAATTGATAATTTAAAACTACGAATGGTTAAAGAATTATTATTTGATAAATATATTAATATGTTAACTGAACCAAAACCCAAAAAAATAAAGAAAATTAAAGAAATACTAACTATATCGAATAATATTGACTTTGATAATTTGCATAACTTTATAGTTAATTTAAATGTTATTAAGAAAAAAGATACATCCGTTATTACAACAACTATAAAAATTTTAAGTGATAAAAAAACTATCTGGAAATCAGAAATAATTAACGGTACTGATAAAAAATTAGAAACTATTAATGCTATTCTTAATATAATAGAATATTATAAAAAAAATAATATTAATACTGATATTAAAATAAAACTAAATAATAAAAAATTTATTAATGATTTTAATATTGCACAAGTAAATTTAAAAGATTTTCATAAATATGAAGAAATAGATGAAAATTTAATTGAAAAAGCATTAACAACTTGTGATATTGGCATTATGTCAAATTCATTATCAATTTTAGATTTTAAAAATATTTTCTTAACAAATAAAAAAATTACATTCATATAACATACATGTTGTAATTGCTAAATATTACAAAATATTGATATGTTTGGCGAATAATGTGTTAAATTCTACTATTAATAGATGCCCAGAAAAGGCAATTACTTAAAGAAGAAAAACAGCAGATATGATTAAGTTGGAAATATATAATTTATTGTTTATATATTAAATCTTTTAATATGGTATATTAGAAAATAAATGGACGAGTGGTTTAAACTAGGTTTAATAAAAACATTTTTAGTGATTATGGTAATTTTAATAAATAAATATGGAAATATAAAATTAAATTATTCTTTTCCAATTGCAGCAAATATTCTTTCAGCACTATTTTTAATAATATATTCTATAAAATATTTAAAATTAGACGATTTTAAAGAACTAAATTCATATATTATATTAATTGTAGCCATATCTATTTCTATTACTACACTTATTACTTATAAAATAATAAAAATAACACCAAATCCTGCATATATTAGAATATTTAGTGCAATAGATATGATAGTTATATTACTAATAAGTTATATTTTTTTTAAAGAAAAAATAACATACACGATGATAGTTGGTTTTGTTTTTATATCTTTTGGTGTAATGATATTAGCATATTAATTTATATTTAAATATTCTAATATTTTTTTTGCTTTTTCAATTCCTATTTTTTCGATTGTACATAGTTCTTTAATTCTATTATCATAATTTTCTATTTTTTGTAATTCATTAATTAAAATTGGCATTGAATTATATTTATTACTTATATATTTAGAAATTGTATATGAAATTGTTGGTATTTGTGATAATTGTAATAAAAAACAATTATTTGGAGTAATATTTTCAATTTTTTTTGATTTTATTTTTATATCAGATAGATAATTATTTATATTGCTATCATTATTAATATTTTTATATTTATCAGGATATCTTATTATATTACAAGCAAGTGATAATAAAAATGTTACTGTTTCTTCTATATTATTTGTGAAAATTAATTTAATGTTATCTCTATATAAAGTTCTCAAATATATACTAGAAATATTAGTATTATTTCTCGAAAAACTTTTATTAATAGTATCTCCTTCAATAATATAAGTTATATTATTATTATCAATATTTGACAATAATCTTTTTTTTTGTTCTTTGTATCTACCATCTGTAATTGATGAAATCAAATCTTGTAGTGTTTTTCTTTCAAAATATAATTTTTTATTAATAGATTCAATATTTAAAATTATATCACTTAATTCTAAAGTTTTTGAAATTATTTCTATATCTTGTTTATAAATGTCTAAATTTCTTGATAAAAAATTATTAAATATTTTTTTTTCTCTTGTATCAATTTCAATTAATATCATTTTGTATTTTAATATATATATTTTATAGAATGCGATATATATTTATATATTATAACATAGTATATATTATACTTTTGGTATTAATTTTTATCTATATCAAAAAAATGTTAAATAATTGTTATAAAATTGAAAAATTTGAAAATACTCTAGATGAAACACATTCTCCTGATGAAACACAATATCCAGACGAAACACAATCTCCAGATGCAGATGAAAATGATGAATTAGACAAAATAATACAACCACTTATACTTTTAAGAGATGGTAGTACAGTAAAAACTATAAATAAACACAGTGATATTATAAAAAATCGTTATAATATAAATTCAAATAATACAACAAAAAGAAATTTAATTGAAACTACACAAAGCACATTTGAACAACCAGAAGATATAGCAAATAAAATATTGGGTAATTCGTAATTATCTAAAAAGAACTAAATACCATTGTATTTAATGATTTATTTTTATTATATTTTTTATTTGTATTACTAATGTCCTTGTAATTTTTTACAAAAAAATTTATGAATTTTTTTGAATCATAAGGTAAATCAAGTTTTAAAAATTTATCATAATTTTTTAATAAAATATACTTTAATATAAAATAACAATAAACATTTGTTTCTTCATACCATAAATTTTTATTATTATGATTTAAAATTTTCAAAACTTGATTATATGAAAATTCAAGTTCTTTTTTATATAGTATATTAAAATTAATATTATATTCACAAGAAATAAAAATTAAATTGTATAATGTTGCCCAAAATTCTATATTTGCTTCATTTGGTAAAAAAATAGTTTTATGTGAAATATTAAATTTTTTTTTAATCATATACATATCATTATTATCAATATACATAGTTGTATCATTTATAATGTTTATATGGTGAAACAACTCGTGTAAAATAACCTTACTATATTCACAATTTCTATAAATATATATGTCATTACCTCTTATATTTGTAAATCCGCCATTAAAATTAATACAATTAAATATGTCATTTTTATTTGGCATATATCTTTTAAATTTACATAATGCTAAATGATATGTAAGTTTTTTATTAATATTGTATATTTGACATATAATAATAAGTCTTCTATATATTTTAGTTAATTTTAATATTGAATTATTATTTTTTTTGTAATATAAATATATAGTAATATTTGATATATTACTATATAATTTGATACATTTAGTACAATTACTAATATAATTTAATATTATACCATTATTTGAAAACCGTGTCTCAGCGCATTCTTGATAAAAGTTATTAATTAATAATTTTATATTATTACTATCTATTTTTTCTACTATAATACTATTAAATATATTATAGTCACATTTTTTTTTTACATTTAATATCAATTTTTCTATAGTTGTCATTAATTAAAAAAAGGTTTTACTTCTCTAATAATAGAATTTAAATATTTTTTATTGTGAAATTTAGAAATAATATTTAGTAATTTTTTATTACTAATATCATAACTATTATATAAATCAATATTATTAATATTAATTTTTTTCAACTTTTCATAGTAATATATTCTATTTAATACTAAATTTGTAATATTGGTATTTATATCACTAATAAATTTTTTATTTTTTATATCGTTAATCCACGATTCTTGTTTGTTATCATAATATTCCCATTTATTATTTCCAATATATTTATATTTATTTTTAAGAATGGATGATATAACACTAGCAACATTATAATCAGATATATCAATTATTAGACTATCAATTAATTTTTCTAAATTTATTTCACTAATTTCATTATTATACATTATAAATAATATTAATTATATTTTATATAGATATAAAAATATAAAATACTTATAGATTAATAAAATGAATGAATGGAATATACTAGATTTATATTTTAAGAATCACAAATATCCTTTTACAAGCCATCATTTAGATAGTTATAGAGATTTTATTAAAAATAATATACCTAATATTATAAAATCATATAATCCTATTACTATGATAAAATATAATGATTCCGGAGAAATTATTATAAAAATAGAAATATATGTAGGAAATAAAAATTCAGATGAAATTTTTATTGACCGTCCTATAACTTTTGATGGTCCATCTCCAAAAATAATTACACCAAATGATGCAAGATTAAGAAATTTAACTTATGAAACTCATATATATGCTAATGTATTAGTTAAAATTACAGATGATGATAATTACAATTTTGAAAATGTATTTAAAAATGTTGCAATTGGTTCAATACCAATTATGTTACACAGTGACGCATGTATATTAAGTGGTCAAGGTTCTGAAATATTAAAATCACTAGATGAATGTGTTTATGATATGGGTGGATATTTTATAATAGATGGTAAAGAAAAGGTAATTATAGCACAGGAAAGAATAACAACTAATAAATTAATTGTATCTAAACTAAATGACGACGATAATTTTTCATATAAAGGAAATATAAAATGTACAAGTGAGGTAGGTGAAAGCGCGTTAGATCCAAAAACAATTGAATTTTATTTGGTTAAAACAACAATAAATATAGAAGAAAAAGAAGTTAATGAAAATTATATTTCTAAAAAAGGCTCTATTTTATGTACATTTAAAGCAATAAATGGTAATAAAATACCTGTTTTTATATTATTTAGAGCATTAGGTGTAGAATCTGATAAAGATATATGTGATTTAATTTTTGGCGATGATTTAAATGAAACAGAAAAAAATTATTTTTTAAATTTTATTAGACCATCTATAACTACCGCATCAAATGTATATACACTTGAAGATGCATTTGAATATATGAAACCAATATCCATGTATAAAACAATTGAACATATCAAAACTGCATTAGTTACTGATTTATTCCCCAATATTCCATTATTTGAAAATAAAAGTAAATATTTAGGACATCTAATAAAACAATTTATAAATAGTTGCTTAAATATATCAGATGTTAGCGATAGAGATAGTTACACTTATAAAAGAGTAGATATAAGTGGTTATTTATTATCGCAATTATTTTATGAATCTTATACAAAATTAAGTAAATTTATAAGAGATAATTTAGATAGAACTTATAATTATGGTGCATGGAAAAGTTANAATAATTATGATTATTTTATTAATGATAATAATATTTATAGGATTATTCCATCATTAATTATTACTAAAAGTTTTTCAAGATCATTAAAAGGCATGTGGGGACTTGAAGATACTGACGACCCGGAATTAGGTATTGTACAGGATTTATCAAGAATTTCTTATATAGGATTTTTATCACATTTGCGCAATATTAATTTACCATTAGATAGAAGTATCAAATTAACAAGTCCTCATAGATTACATTCACAACAATATGGTATAATGTGTCCTTTTGCAACACCAGATGGAGGTTCAGTTGGATATTTGAAAAACATGGCGTTGCTCGCAAAAGTAACTCCTTATAGTGATATAAATTATATTAAAGATTGTTTTAATGACTTTGAATTTGTTATTTTAATTCAACATTTTAATAAAATTATTAATAGGAATATTACTAAAATATTTTTGAATGGTTCATATTATGCTATAACATATGACCCAAATTTATTAATTAGAACATTAAGGGCATATAGAAGAAATAATTTAATTAATATTTTAATTTCTATTTCATGGGATATTAAAAATAATATTATAAATATTTTAAGTGATTCTGGTAGATGTTGTAGACCACTTATTATATCGTCTAAAATATCTAAACTTGATAAATTTACTAATTGGTTTGATATGTTAACAGGTACTATTAATATATTGCAAGAAAGTGATAAAAATGATAATTTATATTATAAAAGTTTTTATACATCCCCTAAAACATTATCGTATTTTGCTAATAAACCAGATAATGAAATATTAAACTTATTAGAAAAAAATGGTGCTATGATTGAATATGTTGATATAGATGAACAAGATTCAACATATATCGCAATGAATTATAGTGATATAACAAATTTTCATACACATGTCGAAATTCATCCGTCAACTATGTTAAGTGCAATTAGTTCAAATATACCATTGGCAAATCATAATCAATCGGCTAGAAATGTTTTCCATGCAGCACAAAGTAAACAAGCAATTGGAGTATATGCTACTAGTTTTAATAAAAGATTTGATACTATGTCTTATGTATTACATTATTCACAAAAACCACTTATTACTACTAGAATATCTGATTATACATTAAACAATAATTTGCCAAATGGATTTAATGTTATTGTTGCTATAATGAGTTATACTGGTTTTAATCAAGAAGATAGTATAATGATAAATAAACATTCTCTTGATAGAGGTTTATTCTCATTATCTTATTATAAATCAATTACAGCAACATCAAAAATTGAATCACAATATGAAAAAATAATATTTGCTAATCCAATGTTATATCAAGAAAAAGGTTTTAAAATTAATAATATGAAATCAGCTAATTATAATCATATTAATGATAATGGATTTATTTCAGAAGGAATTTATATACCCAAAGGACAAAAAGTTGTTGTTGTTGGCATGTTAAGCGAAAAATATGTTTATAAGGAAGTTAAAAANGGGGTTTTTATAGAATTAGTAAAAGAAATAATTTATACCGATTGCTCTATTACTACCGACAATTCCCTTTTTGGTAAAGTTGATAAGGTTTTTGTTGGTAATAAAATTAATGACGAAGATACAAAAATTTGTAAGGTTCGATTTTTAAAAATTAAAAGACCTGAATTTGGTGATAAACANGCGTCAAGACATGGTCAAAAAGGCGTTATAGGTATGATAATACCTGAAGAAAATATGCCTTTTACTAAAGATGGAATTAGACCCGACATAATTATAAACCCACACGCTATACCATCGAGAATGACAATTGGACATTTAGTTGAATGTGCATTTGCTAAATTATCATGCATTAATGGTAATTTTGGCGACGGTACTGTTTTTTTACCATTTGAAGAAAAATTAATTTATAATAATTTGGAGGATTTAGGCTTTGATAAACATGGTGATGAATTGTTGTATAATGGTTTTAATGGAAAGCAAATTGAAACACAAATATTTATAGGACCTACTTTTTATTTTAGATTAAAACATATGGTTGCTGAAAAAATGCACGCTAGAGATATTGGACCTAAAGCGTCCTTAACACGCCAACCTACTGCTGGTAGAAGAAAAGGAGGAGGATTGCGTATAGGCGAGATGGAAAGAGATAGTGTTTTAAGTCATGGAATTAGTAAATTTATGAAGGAAAGTATGACAATAAGAGCAGATGACTATAAATGGCCTGTTTGTCAAAATTGTGGTACTTTAGCGATATATAATCCAAATAAAAAAAACTATATATTAGAATGTAGAAATTGTGATAGTAATAAAAATATTGTCGAAATTAATACACCATATTGTTTTAAATTACTCGTACAAGAATTAGAAACAATGGGTTTACAAATGAGACTTAATACAGATGGATTAAATTATATTGATAATAATACATATATGAATTTTGATATGATTACATATGAGGATAATAATGATAGCAATAATATGAATGGTGGTGGCAATAATGTTATGAATATGAATAATAAGAAGGAAATTCGCAGAATTAAAAGTAATACAGCACATAATGGTGGTGACATTACAGCGAAAAAGGGCGAGGATGAGGAGGACACGGACGAGAAGAGTGAGGAGGAGGAGCAAGGGGGGGGCATGGAGGAGGATGAGGAGGACACGGACGAGGAGAGTGAGGAGGAGGAGGAGGAAGAGGAGAAGGATGAGGAGGACACGGACGAGGAGAGTGAGGAGGATGAGGAGGAGGAGGAAGAGGAGGAAGAGGAGGAGCAGGACAGAAGGAGGAGCACAGCAGCAGCAGAGGAGAAAAAGGTGTTGGGCGGCGCGAGGAGAAATATGGATAACTTAAAAGTTGTTACAATACTATAAATTCCTAATAATAATATTATTAATTAGTAAAGAATAATTAATGTATTATTTGCAAAATATACTTATATTTATATCAATATTAATAATAATATTTATAATAATTTTTAAATCAAAATATACAAATGAAACTTTTGAAAATTATAATAACTTTAACTCAGATATATCTGAGTTAAGACGAGATATTCAAAATCATTATTCTGAAATGAATAATTATAGAGACGATACGCATATGCGCTTTACAACATTAGTAAATGATATTGATAATAATAATAGTATACTTGTTAATACAAATAGAAAATTAACAGATTATGAATCTATATTTGGTAAATTTGTAGAAAATAGTACAATTCCTCCTGTAGATACTATAAAATTATGCAATAGTAATAAAGAATGTGTAGAGATGAATTATGATAATGAATATAATATTAAATCAAATAATATTAAAATTAAAAATAATAATAATGAAATAATAACACATTTTAACAACAATGATATATATTTTGGTGGGGAAAATGAAAATGCTCCTTTATATATCAAAAAAGGTAAAAATGATATTGAAAACCCATATTATGTGTATAGTGATAAATTATATGTAAGTGATTTATATATAAAGGACTATAATGATAATTCAAATTTTTTAGCTATAAATGATTATATAAAATTAAACGATGATATAATTAAAATAAGTCAAGATAATAATAATAATATAAATAATAATATAAATAAATTAGAAATTAAATTAGAAAATCACATAAGTAATATGCAAAAAGATAGAGAGAGAGCGAGAGACCGAGAGGATGAGAATAGTAAAATAATAAGTGGTTTAAATTTTGATAATCAAAATTATGAAAATTTAAATTCTAAATTTTTAAATATGTATAATGAATTATCTACAGATTTAACAGATAATATAGCAGAAGTGACTAGAAATAATATAAATTTTCAAAATTATCAACAACTTACAAATAATGAAATAGTAAAATTAAATGAAAAAATTGACGATGTTACATATAAATTATTACATGCCGCCGCATTACAAACTAATTTATATAATAAAATAAATGACAATGAAACACCTGATAGTCATACTGCAAATATTTGATAAAAAATAGAGGATTGTAATTATTAGTTTGATAACATATTACTTGTTGTTATAAATTTAAGAATATAGAAGAATAACTTTTATCTTCTAATGATAAAAATACTAGACAATTGCGCAATATGTCATAGATCTTCTTGATTGTAGAGAATACCATTTTAATTTATGGCGTAAATAATTAAAATATAATATCTAATTAGTATAAAATGGATAAAATTAATATATTATTAATTCTGATAACACTAGTATTAATATTATATTACTTAAATTTATGTAAATATAAAAAAGAGGTTGAATATTTCAATGTGGATACTTTTACAAATCTGAGATAAATTTAAATTTTTTTTCTTTATATTCAATAGGCAAACTTTTAAATTCTTCTACTTTGTTCCAAAATTCATTAATTTTATTTGGTATAGTTTCCCATAATTTTTTATTTAATTCAACTTTTTGTATATATATTTCTTCTAATACCCAACGTGTTAATTTAATAAATTCTAGATTATTATTTGCATTTTTAATTTGAATTTCAATATCGACAATAGTATCTTCTTTTTTTAAGAAGGTATTACTATATAAATAATAATGTTTTTTATTTAAATTATCATAAAATTCTGCAATTATTCCAAAATAAATATTTTCGTATTTTTTTTCATTTATAAAGTTAAAATATTCGAAATCTGTATCGAAAGTCTTAAAGACACATTCAACATAATCACATTCTGTTAGATTACACACTGCCAATTGACCTTGTATTTGATAAAAATATTTTTCAGGAATAACATCTTTTTTAATTTTTCTTGAAAATGGACATTTAATTTCTATCATAATACCCAAATCATTAATACCATCAGGTGATGCTCCAAAATTTTGAATACTTTTATTTTGAATGAGACCAAATATATGAACAGGTATATTATTATTCATTTGTTTATAACATCTAATTGCCATATCTTCAAACATATTACCCCATTTTAAGGGGGGTATATTCTGAAAATCAGTATTGTCAATATATACACCTGCTTTTTTTTTTGCAAGTAAATTATTATTTTTTGCTAATGCATTGCCTAAATCACTTGCTGTGAGACAAGTTTTTCTAATTTCATACCATTTATATGTACATTGTTCAATATATGGATATTCTAATAATTCTTTTAATATTTTTTTATTATTTTCTAAATATTTAACTCTATTAATTATAAATTGCTTATCAATATGTTCATTAATTAATATGTCATAATCTTTAATATCTAAATTTATATTATATTTTATATATTTATATAATAAATTATCAAGTTTTCTTATGGTATCATAATATAAATCATCATTATTTTTAAAAATAATTTTAGTAGAATTATCTTTAATATTAAACTTATTAATTTTATTTTCAAGTGACATTTTTTTAATTAAATAAACTTTATTATATATTAAATGTAAGAACATGTTTATATATATATAAAGTTTATCATATTTTATTTGACGATAATAAATTACTTAATTCGGTATCTAATTTATTTTGATGGGCCTTAGATTTTAAAAGTCTATTATTTTCATGTTCTTTTTGCTTGCCTAATATTTTCTTAACATTATAAGATAATACTTCAACATCTTCAGTGTTTGTATTTTTTTTTTTATATTTTTCACTACAAATTTTATCTAATTCTAGTTTTTTATTCTTTAATATATTATCAAATTCTTGTGAATAACAATCAGTCATAATATTATCAATATTATATAATATATAATTCATTTTTTATATAAATATAAATATAAATATGTATAATATATATGTATTTTGGACAGATGATAATGAAATTGCAAAAATCGTTTGAATAGTATTGAGCAATTAAAAACTATTACTGAATGTAATATAATTTTTATAGATAAAAACAATTTAAAAAATTATATATTACACGATTATCCATTACATAATGGATATGAATATTTAAGTGCTGTTCATAAGGCAGATTATTTGAGAACATATTTTATGAATTTTTATGGAGGGGGGTATTCTGATATAAAAAAAACTACTGGTAGTTGGAAAAAAAGTTTCGAAGATTTATATAATAGTGATAATTGGATATAAAGAGATTCCCGGAGGAGGTGTTAATAGAATACATCATACATTACTAATTGGAAATTGTGCGTATATTTGTAAAAAAAACACAGAATTTACAAATGAATGGTATAATAATATGATTACTTTATTAGATGAAAAATTAGAAATGTTGAAAAAAAATCCAGCAAAACATCCAAGAGATTCTTTTGATAAGAATAGTAAATATCCAATTGAATGGGTAGAAATGTTAGGTTGTATATTTCACCCATTAATATTAAAATACAAAAATAAAGTATTAAATACATTGCCATTATCAATTTTTAATAATTATGAATAAAAAAGTACATATTTATTCATAATTTATTTTTTTAATTTTAATTTTTTTTTTAAAAAATTTTAAGAATATGTACTTTTTTAAAATATGCTATAATTTTAAAAAATTAATTATAAAGATTTTATATTAACATTATATTGACTATCAATTACTATATATTGATAATTTGTTTTACCATATGATCTTGAAATACAATTATCTGTATACCAAATGTTATTATGTAATATTATTTTATCCACAGTATTATGTCCAACAAATATATAATTACAATTTAATTTTTGACAAACATAATCTACATCCTTTTTTTCTTGCATCTCTCTTGTCCATAAAATACCATTATTATCAAATATCAATTTATTTATTAATTCAATATCCTTTTTATCGATATTATTAGTAAGTAAATTAGTCCATATATTATTAATATAAAATATATCTTTATTATATTTATCACATATATCTAAATGATTTTTAGTAATTCCAGCGTGACAAAATATCAAATCATTTATTTTAACAACAATAGGTCTATCTGCTAAAATATTATTATAAATTCCTTTTTTTTTGAAGTTATTTATTCTTTCTGAATATAAACTATTTTGAGATACATAAGAAAAGTCACCTAAAAAATTCATTAATTCATGATTACCAATTAAAGAAATAAATAAACTATTTTTTGTTTTAGCTAATTTGCTTAATAAATTAGTAAATTCTAATACCTCAATATCTTTAATAAGTTCCCACTCTGAAATCGATATATTTCTATTAGCACTATCTATTTGATCACCCAATTGTATAACAATTATATTATCTTTAATCCATTCAAGATTATTTGAAATTATATTTTCATTTAATAATATATTTTTAAATCTTTTTAAATCACCGTGTATATCACCTATTATTATAATATTATCGTAGTGATTAGTATATATGTGTTGTATATTAAACATATATAAAGCGTCTATAATAAAATAATACAAATATATTTTATACTATTTTATTAAGTCTATAATGTCTATTGAAGATGTTGACTATATGAAAGAAAATAGTATTAAAGAAAATTACACATTTATTGTTGATAGTAAATTTAGAGATCAAGAAGAATATCCTGAACCAAATAATTATGTAATTAATTTTGATATACCATTTAAAAATGTTTTTGGTATAGAAGTATTAGATGTAAGTATACCAAAAACAATGTATAATATAGATAAAAATAGTAATAAATTATATATATATATTAATACTCTTAAAAACCCAATTATTAATTATTATGATATGACTAAAGGATTTGAATGGGAACTGAGGGAGAAAGATCAGCATTTGTCGGAAAATGAGATAGTAAATTATACTTTATCAGATGATCTTCTTATAAGCACTAATATAAGTGATATATTTAAATATAAAATATCAAATCTAAATAAATATAACTATATTAAGGTTATAGATAAATCGAAATGGAAGAGAAAAGAGATAGACCGTGTAAGTGAAGTTGATAACGATTTATATCAGAATAGAACCATTTTTAATCCTGGATTATCAGAAGATTTAAAATCAGAATACACACCCGGCGAAGATTATAAAACTTCTGATTATATAATAAATAAATTAAGAAGTTATAATATTATACCAATAATTGATAATAACGCTGATTTTTACTTACATTGGTATAATGTAGGTTCTGTAGCACCAGATAATAATTATGGATTTATATGGGAATATATAGGTGAACAAGAGCCAGAAAATGGTGATAAATTAACTGATACAATAATGATTAATAAGTTAGAGTTATTAACTACTGAAGAAGACTTAGAATTATCACCAGAAGAATTCAATTTATTAAATATAAATAAAGATGATATAATTAATAAAAATAATTATTTTCGTATCACCAGTGGAACAAGTGGAACAGGTTATAAATATTATAAACCAAAAACTAATTTAGATATTGGGGTAAATTGGATAAATACACCCAATATATCAAGTACTAATAAGTATTATAACATGCCCGCGCCCTTTGAGGCGGCGATGCGGAATAAAATTATTAATAATAATTCCCTGAGTTTTACAAATATAGAATTAAATAATCTTTCTTATGATTTTAATAACAATATCAATACTTATATTAAAATAACAACGGGTTTAAAATGGATTAAAATACCATGGCATTCCGTTCCAGATGAGTACCCTAGGTTGCAAAATGATGGCCTGGAGACTTATATTAGAAAGAATCGCGAGAATGATGTTGAAATTCAAATTGACACCGGCGCTATAGAGGATGAACTCAAAGAAGTTATTGGTGTCATAACTTCTCCATCATATATAAAGATTGAAAATCAATATTGGATAACTAGTGATACAACTTATATAGTAAATCCAAGATGTCTTGTCACTGGTAAACTATTATGGTTAACAAATGAAACTTTAGATAACTTAATTAACCCCGACCCCGAGACCAATACAACATATAAAAATAAATATAATAAAATACATATACCAAAAGATGAGTGGAAGTTGACGGGGATAGATGGAGGTGACTTACTATCCGATACATTAATATTAGTTGATAACCAATATTATAAAATAATACCATCATATTATTATGCACCAAAAATTAATTATTATTATCCAATGCTTAATGATAATTTAAATATAAATAATATAGAAGACTATAATGAATTACTGAGAATGTTTTTCGAGTTGTTTATAATAGAAATACCTATAGGCAATTATACTTTAAATAAATTAATAGTTGCTATAAATACTGAATTTAGAAATAATATTAATTTAAAAATATTAAATCGTACAACAGAAGATGATAAAGTGGATAGTGATAAATTTTTAATAGATACTGATAATTTTGAACTAGAATTAAATTGTAATGGAAATACAACACCGGTTGAGATACAAAATATATTAAAATTTGAAGCAAATAGACATATAATACTTGATATGAATAATTCTACATTAAATAAAACTTTAGGATTTTATTCTAAAGTTAGTGATAAATCAGAATATATAAATAATTATACTTATTTAAATATTAACAAAATAATTAATTACGAAAAAATATTTCATTCATATAAATACCAATCTAAATATAAAATTATAGCACCGGGTATTATTTATTTAATAGGTAGCGAATATATTATATTAAAATGTCCAGAAATAGAGGAACATCTATATGGGTCGTTATCTTATACAAAGAACACCCTTGGATTAGCAAAAATAAGAGTAAGTAATTGGGGATTAAATGAAGAAAGTACATCATATCTTAAATTAAAGTTAAGAGAATTTCATCCAATTGGAAAATTAAGTAAAATAACACTTCAATTTAATAATTCGGACGGTACATTATATGATTTTCGTGGAGTAAATCATAATATTGTTTTTGCAATTTATTATTATAGTCCAAAACAAAAACAAAAATTTGTAAAATCTATAATAAATCCGGAATATAAAATGAATTTTATAGAGTATAGATATTTACAAGAGGAACAAGATGCAGAAAGTGATATAGAAAATGATAATAATTTAGATATAAATATTGATAATTATAAAAAAATGGAAGAAAAATATAGCAAAAAAGAATTTGATAATGGATATGAATTAGATTATAATATTATAAGAGAAAAATTTTATAATAATTTAGAAAATGAATAAATTATTGTATTTTAGTAATAACATTGTTTATCAAAGGTTCTGAAATAGAAGAAGGGTTTAAAAATAAACAATTTTCTTTACTACTACTATTAGAAGAATAACATAAAGTTTCTTTAGAACAATAATTAGTTTCATTATTGTCTAATAAAATTTTTTCATTAATTGTATAAGTATTATTCTTAAAAATTGGCCAAAAATTATACATAGATATATTTAAATTATTTTTAGTTTTAACCGGTATATTAAGTGCTGTAAATAATGTTTTATCATCATTATATGGACAATCTGTTTTTAAGTTAAAAACAAAACACTCATTCAAACAACTATTTTCAGTTTTATAAGTTTTAATAAAATCATTTTTATTTTCTTGTGCAATTTCTAATTTTTGAATTAATAAATTAATATATTCCAATGCATAATCTTTGTTTATACTAAATAATAATATAATATCATCGATGTGTAATCCATTGCCATTTGAAATATTTTCAATAATTTTTAATGCATATAACTCTTTATTAACTAATTCATTAGTAGAATTTTTAAACATTTTCCATCTAATTTGTGCCATATCATGAGATTTATCTAATGGTTTACCAATATTAGATAAATATTCTGTAATTTTTATTGTAGAATCAGTTATATTGTATTTAATTTTATCATCCTTTGATAAATACTCTTGAAAATTTTTACTAAACAAATTATTTGTCATAACATAATCATTAATACAATCCAACATCCATTCTTTAGGTTTTAATTCTATATATTTCCAATCATTTGAATAATCAATTTTAGTTAAATTATTATAATTTTGGGTATTTAATTCTAATTTTTTCATCCATTCCGCAACATCTTTATCATTACTACTATTTTTTTCAGGATTATATATATTATATAAAACATTAAAATAATCAGGATGAATATTAAATGTATGCAATTTGTTATTTTTTAAAAATGTATATCTAAATTTTATATTTTCGTGGATTTTTTCCCATTCTAATATTTTGTTTTCAGCATATACTTTCATTTGATCTCCAATTATATGATACTTATCTAGCCAAAATTTTTCTTTAGGTGTTGAATTTTCATAATTTTTTCTATCTTTGTTGCAATCACTGCAATCCGGTACAGATTTATGATGTCCACACCCTCTAGGGCATTTTTTTAAAATATCTTCCTTTGTAAATTCATCAAAAGGTTTTTCAGTATTATATTGTATATTTGAATCATTGTTGTCAAAATTAGAATAAGTTTCAACATATTTAGTATTATCAATATAAATGCAATTAAAAAATATAATAATTATTATAATAATTATTACAACAATAGTAACTATATCTAATAATATATTTGTACTAAACATTTATATTATCTCTCTTATAATTAGTATATTTTATATTTTATTTTAAATGAGCAGATACCAAACATATAAAAAATATACAAAATATAAACAAGGTTTTGATGTTAAAAATATAGATAATTTATGTAAAAAAACAAATGAATTTAAATTACAACCACAACAAATATTTTTAAAAAAATATTTTAGCGATAATATAAATAATATTAAACGATTTTTATTATATCATGAGATTGGTTCGGGAAAAACATGTACATCTATTATATTAGCAGAGGATTATTTAAAACTTAATGTTAAAAATAGAATAATAATAATTTTACCTGCGCGATTAAAAAATAATTTCTATGATGAATTAATATCACCATGTACAAATTATAAGTATTTTTCAAAAGAGGATTATAATATTTATAGTAATGATAGTGTAAATATAAATGATAAAATAAAACTTAAAAATAAATTTATAAATGAAATAAATAAAAAATATAGTATAATATCATATGATAAATTTCGTTTGATGTGTATTAAAAATTCAAATAATATTTTGGATTATTTGAATAATTTTTCAAATAATAATATGATAATTATTGATGAATTACATAATGTAATTAGTGACACATATAATATTGATAATTATATTGAAATAGAGACAGAAGGCAGATTAATTAATAGAAAATCACTTTCTATTAATTCTACTTTAATAAAATTATTATCAAAATTTTCTCACAATAGTTGTAAATTGATTTTTTTAACAGCAACACCAATATACGATTCTCATAAAGAATTACCAGAATTAGTTTATTTATTAAATCCGAGTTATGAAAATATAAAAAACAATTTAACAAATCTAAATTATAATTATAATTTAGAAAAATTAAGAGGCAAAATAAGTTATTTTTCAGGTTCTTCAAAAAATGCTTATCCAAAATCTAATTTAATTACACACGAAATCATTATGAGTAATATACAAGATAATATGACATATGAAGCTATTAATGCTGGTGATTTTAAAAATACTGCAAATGATTATGAAGGAGAAGCTTTTTTAGCAAATCAAAGACAAATTGCTATTAGTTGCTTAAGTAAAAAGTATAATATGAATACTATTATAAGTAATTTGAAATTATATGCTCCAAAATTAGATAAATTAATTAATATAATAAGGTCTTCTAAAATATTTGGAAAACATATTATATATACGTCTTTTATAAATGTTGGTATTAATGTTATAGAAAAATATCTAATTAAAAATGGTTGGAAATCAATAATTGATGTATATAACGATGATAATTTATGGACAAAATACGAAAATAAAATATATGCAATATGGAGTGGGAGTCAAAATGATAAACAAAAAGATATTATAAAAAAAATTATTAATAGCGAAAATAATATTTATGGAAATAAGATTAAAATTCTTATAGGAAGTCCTAGCATTAAAGAGGGTATTAGTTTTAAACATATACAACATATACATTTAATTGATCCAGTATGGAATGTTGCAGGTAAAAAACAAATAGAAGGTCGAGCGATTCGTTTTTGTTCACATTATGATATAAATGAGAAGGAACATATTAATTTAAAAAGAATAATAAATATACATATATATAAATTAATACCAAATACAAATAAAAAAAAATTAATTATGGAAACAGTTGATCAAAAATTATATGATACTATTATGCCTAAAAAATATGAAAATGTTGGAGTACTTCTTAATCAAATACAAAAAGTATCTATTGATTATCATTTATTTAAAAAAATAAATGATAAATATATGATTAGTCCAAAATCGCATGATGGTTCTGATATAGAAAGTGATACTGATAAATATGCAAAAAAAAAGAAAAAAACGACTAATTCGGTAACTTGTTTGCCTAAAATTAGAAAACCAGATAGAATAAGCAAACAATGTTTAAATAAATTATACCCTTTTAAAAAACTAAATAAACATAACCATTTTTGTTGTTATAAAAATAAACTGATAAAAAAAACAACATGTCCGAAAAAAAGAAGACCCGATGAAAATGGAGATTGTAAAGAAAATATGTTTAAGAGATTAAATAAACANGGTGATTTATGTTGTTATAAATTTTCAAATTGATTAACGAAGAAAGTAACATATAGATGTTTATTAACAAGGTATATTACAGTGATTTGTGTGTTCTATAGCACCCTTATTATAATCGTTAAGTTCTCTTAGTGCGAGTTTATATTCATTGGATTTAACAATTTGCCAAGTTTCAGAAGTAAAAGATTCAATATCATTTTTAAGTAATATGTTAATATTTATTAAATCATATTTTAAATATTTATAAATATAACATGAAATGATAATACATAATATAATTATTATAATATGTATTAATATAATATTCATAAAATACTTTCTACAATAATAATATAAAATTAATTTAAAAAGATAATATCATTCACTAATTTTTAGGACTTTGTAAAAGATACAAATTATTTAAATATTTATTATAATTAACTATGAATAAATACGATAAATATTATACAAATAATGATATCGTTAAAATATGTTTTAAATTATTCGAGAAACATATCAGTGTTAATAAAAATGATTTAATAATAGAACCTAGTGCTGGTAATGGGTCATTTATAAAGTATTTGAATAAATATAATAATAAATTATTTTATGATATAAAACCAGAACACAATAATATAATAAAAAAAAATTATTTAAAAGTAAATTATAATAAATTTATAAATAAATACAATAAAATACATATAATTGGAAATCCTCCTTTTGGTAAAAAATCATCAATGGCTTTAAAATTTATTAAACATTCTTGTAATTTTTGTGATACAATTTCATTTATACTTCCAAAAAGTTTTGATAAATATTTTATGAAAAAAACAATCCCTTTAAATTTTCATTTAATTAAATCATATAATCTTCCAGATAATAGTTTTAATATACCTATAAAATGTATTTTTCAGATATGGATAAAAAAAAATAAAAATAGAAAGGTTATTAAAAAAATAAAAACAAATAAAAATTATAAATTTGTTAAAAACACCGAAAATCCAACATTTGCAATTAGGAGAGTTGGTAGTAAAGCGGGATATATATATTATGATATAAATTTTAGAAATAATAATACACATTATTTTATAAAATTATTAAAAAAATATAAAAAAATAAATAAATTTAATTTTAAGGAAAAAAGTTATACTTTAGCTGCATATAGTATTTCAAAAATGGATATAATCAAAAAGTTAAATAAATTTTTGAAATGATTTTAACTTTTTAATTGGTTTTTTTATTTTTTTTATTTTTTTTTTTTTAAGTGTATATTTACCACCTTTAATTGTTAAAGTTGATAAAGTTTTTGTGATACCCGCAATATCTTTATCGCATGATATTATAAAATTATTTGAGTCATCAAATTTATAATATTTTTGTATTGCAAATAAATCAATAATAACATCATATAAATTATATCTTTCTAAAGGATTTGTTTTAATCATATTTTCAATTAAATTTAATATCATATTATTTATTAAATTTTTATCATTATGCGTAATTACTATATTATTATCAGAATATAGTAATAAAAAAGTTAATCCTAGAGCATAAATATCTCCTTTATGAGAATTATTTTTAATATTATCTGGAATATCATAAACATTATGATAGTTATTAAAGAATTCATCATATTCTTTTTTTTTCTTATTATAAAATCGTTCATTCTTATAAATGCTATTTAATTCTTCTAGATTACCGTATTTATTACTATTTAATATACGAAATTCCGGAGGTGAAATAAAATAATCACTTTCAATATACCATTTTTCTTTATCAGAATATAGTTCATCCGCGCGAATAGATAATCCAAAATCTATTAATGATAATTTGTTATTAGTATCATTATATAATATATTGTTCCCCTTTATATCTCTGTGTATAAATTGTAATTGATGAAATGTTTCCAAAGATTTACAGAAAATTATAAACGCATTTATAAAATCATAATCGTTTATTTTAATATCAGTTAACGGAATACCATCGAAATTATATACAAGTTCGTATAATTCAACATTATGTATATTATTATCGAATTTATTAATTAAACATTGAGATATAGAGTCATTTTTATTAGAATCTATAATTTTTTTCGGTTTTTCATTAAAAAATTTTTGTAATGTATCTAAGACTTTTTTTTTTTTATTATGATAATCAACATTTTCTATATTAATTAATGAATAAGTTGAACATCTTTTTGGAATTGTAGATAAATCTGAAAAAAAAGTAATATTATTAAATTTTTCATGATATTTATACAAAATAGTTGTAATTATCACTAATTCTTTGCAATAATCTTCTTTATCTGCAAATATTTTTGATATATGTTTATTTTGTTTTTCGCTTAAATTAAATTCTTTTCGTGTTATACCGGCAACATAATTATATATTAAAGCTTTTTTAGTTATAGATTTATTAGTAACACAACCATAAGTGCCACTACCTATAAGATTATACATAATACTTCTATATAATTAATATAATATTAAAAATTATCTAATAAAAAGTTCTACACGCATATTATTGATATTATTATCATTTAAATTTTTATTATTAATAACTTCATTAAAATTTGTATCTTTATTTTTAGATAGTAAATTCAACCATCTTAATTGATATATAATAGAAAACATACCACATTCTGTATTTTTAAATTGATGTTGTTTTTTATTATATTTAATTTGAAATTTTTTATTAGGATAAATAACTTTACATTGATTTTTAATGGTTAATAAAAAATCATATATCATTTTAGGAATTTTTTTTGAAACGCTATCATAATAATATGCACCAAAAGAATCAGAATTTTCATCAATTATTATAAATGTTGATGTCCAATGTGATCCGGGTTCATCATGTTTATCTAAATTCGTAATAAATCCAATATATTTTATACTTCTGTTTATATATGATTTTTTGATATCTATATTACAAAAGTTAGAATGTAAACAATTTCCAAAAGTATCTTTTAGTGCAAAATCTATAGAAAATGTTCCAATATATTTATAATTATATTTTTTTGAATTACTATACTGAAACATAACATTATCAATATCGTAATTAGACAACCATTCCGCTGTATTTTTATGCCATTTTTTTGGCATTTGTGGAATAAAGTTATTTATTTTGATTAATTTTAAATCATATTTATGAACAGGTGATAATTTATAAATAATATCTGGCCATAACCAATACTTTCCAGAACCATTTGTTTTGTTTTTCATTTTATTATCAAGTTTTTTAAATAATTCAAGTTGTTTATAATTATCATAATATTTTATTTGTTCTTTTTTATTATTTTTAGATTTATTATAAATATCAATAAGTTTTTTTAAAGACTCTTTTGATAAACATGTCGGGCCATTATCTTTCGCAGAAGGACTACAATATTCTTGTTTTATTGCCATTATCTATTATTATATAGTTTTAAAAATCCATAATACTAAGATTATTAATATTGGATATGCAATTCTTAGAATTAGTTCTTGTAAATTAGTTAAAATATTCTCATTAATATACTTATTTAGATAATGTACAAATACTTTATCTGTACTAATTGCTAATACAATTACAAGTGAAAATAAGAATAATTTATAAACTTCATTTTTTTTGTTAATAAATCTAGTCCAAAATGTATTTTCGTAAACTTGTTGCATATCATTTTTTGTATTATTTATAATTTGGGGATTTATTTGAGGATTCATTTGATTCATTTGATTCATTTGATTCATTTGATTCATTTGATTCATTTGATTTGGTGGAAATTTTTTATATACTGTATCAGAAATAACATCGTTTAAATTAATCGGAATATTAGTATCATTTTGTCTGTTTAAAACGGGTCTATCATCAATATCCATTTTTTTTTTAATTGTTTTCTCTATACTAATGTTATTTTTTTTTTCTTTTTCACTATCAATAGTATTTTCAAGAGTATAATTATTATCCATCATCGTTTCTTCTTGAAAACCATATGCTATATTCAAATCAGTCATTAATTTTTGTCTTCTATACTAATATATTATATTTTTATTTAATTTATACAATGATAGTAATGTATTATGATAATAAATGTTATTATTTAAACCATAACGATAATAATTTACTCTATTATTATTATATTATAGAGTAAATTATATAAAATAAAAATTGATTATATATATTAAGATAAATATAAATCAATATTTAGAATGGGTATTCAAGAAGACCTTAATTCTATTTATAATAAATATAGCGTTCAAAAAGGAAAAATATATACTAATACAAGTATGCATCCAAAAAAATCATTATTTATTCCAGATAATGAATATGATGAATTTTTAAGAATTTATGGAATTGCTATTACAAATGGTATTCATTTACATTTTACAGAAAAACCATTAAATCCAAGTCCTTTAAGAATTGATTTAGATTTTAGATTTGCTAGTATAAATACGGAAGATAATATTAATATTAAACGTATTTATACAACTGAAAATATTGACAGGATATTGTATTACTATAATAAAATTTTAACAGAATATTTTGATATTAATGAAAATTATAATTTGGGATACTTAATGGAAAAATCAAATCCAACTTTAGTAAGAAATAAACTAAAAGATGGAATACACATAGTTTATCCATATATAATATTAACAAATAATGAACAACATTTTGTTAGAAAAAAAATTTTAGATATTGCATCTGAATTATTCGCTAATTTACCAATTTGTAATAATTATGAAGATATTATAGATAAATCAATTATTGAAGTTAATTCATGGCAAATGTACGGCAGTCGTAAACCAGACTGTGAAGCATATACAGTAACAAAAGTTTATAAAAATGGAATAGACACAAAAAAAAGAATAACTGCACTAGACCATTTAGAATTTATAAAATTATTTTCAATGCGAAATGACAAAATAGATGAAAAAATATGCAAAATAAAAGATAATATTGTAAAAGAAATTGAAGAATATATAAAACATGTTTTACCATCAACCGATTCTAAACAAAAAAGCAAATTACAAAATAATATTTTTGCAAAATCCTTGAATATAAATAAAAATTATAGTACAGATGATGAATTAATATTATCTCGTAAATTAGTATTAGAATGTTTATCATATAATCGTGCTGAAAATTATGAAGATTGGATTAATTTAGGATGGGTGCTTCGTAATATTGATTATAGATTACTAGATACATGGATTGAATTTTCTAAAATTGGAACTGCTTATATTGAAGGAGAATGTCAAACTATATGGAATAAAATGCGTAAAGATAATATGGGTTTAGGAACATTGCGATGGTGGGCAAAACAAGACAATAAAAATAAATATGAAGAAATTATCAATGAAACATTATATCCATGGATTGATAAATGTATTAGAAGCGATGGAGCACATTATGATGTCGCAAAAGTAGTTCAAACATTTAAAAAAGATGATATTCGTGCTATTAGTAAAATAGCATGGTATTATTATGACAGAGAAAAACATAAATGGAGATCAACCAGCGAAGGTTTATTATTGCGTATTATTTTAAGTGAAGATATCTGTAATAAATTTATGCAAAGAACACAATACTGGAATAGTATACAAATTTCAAATGATGATGAATTGCAAATGGAAGCAAATAAAGAAAAAGCAAAAAAATCATTAAAAATTGCAAGTCAATTAAAAAATTCAGGATTTAAAGATTGTATAATGAAAGAATGTAAAAGTTTATTTATTGATGAAAAATTTGAAGAATTATTAGATAGTAGGTCTCATTTAATTGGTTTTATGAATGGTGTTTATGATTTAAAAATGCATATTTTCAGAGATGGTATGCCAGATGATTATATTTCACATTCTAGTAAAATAAATTATATACCATATAATCCAAATGCACCCGAAATTGCAGAAATAGATGATTTCTTTTCAAAAATTTTTGTAAATGAAAATGTAAAAAATTATGTATTTGATATTATAACATGTATTATTGATGGTAGTATTGCACAAGAAAGATTTTATGTATTTACTGGAAATGGTAGTAATGGAAAAAGTAGATTATTAGATTTTATTCAAAAAACAATTGGTGATTATTATTGTATTTTACCAATTGCATTATTAACTCAAAAAAGAGCAGCATCTAATAGTGCACAAAGCGAACTTGAAAGAACTAAAGGTAGAAGATTTGCGGTTATGCAAGAACCTAGCGAGCAAGATAAGATTAATATAGGTTTTATGAAAGAATTATCAGGTAATGATAGAATTTTATGTAGAGGTTTATATAAAGAACCTTATGAATTTAAACCACAATTTAAAATGATATTAACTTGTAACGAACTTCCAGAAGTACCTAGTGATGATGGTGGTACTTGGAGAAGAATTAGAGTTATTGAATTTTTATCTAAGTTTTGCGAAAATCCTACTAAAGCAAACGAATTTTCAATGGATTTAGAATTATCTGATAAATTTGATAGATGGGCAGAAACATTTATGAGTATGCTTATTGAAAGACACAAACATATTAATCCAAATTGTATTCACGAACCAATGGAAGTAAGAATTGCAACAGAAAGTTATAAAAATAATAATGATATTATTGGTCAATATAAAAACGAAAGACTTATTATTAATACGCAAGATACGACTACAAGAACAGGTTTAATGACTGTTTATAATGATTTCAGATTATGGTGTTATTCTAATATTCCTAAAAATAAAAAACAACCTGATAGAAATCAATTAAGAGCATATTTTGAAAAAATTATTGGACCTTATCCGATTGATAACAAAGGATGGAAAGGACTTCAAATTAAATCTGATGAAGAAGAGTAATAAATATAAATATCATATATATTATATATATGAAAAGTTTTTATACACAAAAAGAACGATTACAACTAATTTTAGATATAACAAATAAGTTAAAAAAATATAAGTTAAAAAATGGTTATACTATTGATTTATATAATGAAAATTTATGTGAATTTATCAAAGAATTTAAAAAAATAACAAGAAATTATATTAAACAAGATGAAAATAATTTACATGAATTTAAAGGTAAATTAGAATTTATAGAAATAAATAAAACTATTGAATATATTTTTCCGATTGATAAAAATATAGAACCTTTATTTGTAATAAGAATGAATTAAGTTAACTTAAATATTAACAAAAGTAAAATGTACAGAAAAAGGTAAATAAAAGAAAAAAATGATTTTTTTTGTTGTGTGTTGTTCATAACAACAAACGAAGAGCAACCGTCATATCAATCAGCACTATCAACTGTAATTCAGTTTAGAATATGGATACTCAAACAATTTTTCACAACGAAGACATAGTTAGCGAAGTGTTGAAACACATTAGTGTAGATAGTTTTAAAGATATTTCATTAGTTTCAAAAAAATACAATTCGTACCTTGAGAAAATATCAGATATTGATTATGTAAGTAGAAAATATAAAGAATCATATAATTTAACAACCTTTATATCAGAAACTTGCAAAACATTTTGCAAAAAATACAATTATAAAACCCCCAAATTCATATATACCTTATGTATATATTTGGATAATAATGTATCTGAAAAAGATAAAAATGCTATTAAGGATGATATTTATCTTATATATTACTGGATTATAATTTTATTACATAGCGTAAATAACAACTATAAAGAGATAGTTCGCATTACAAAAAAAATTAATTATAAAAATAAAGTAAAAAATACATCTATTATTCACTTGTTTATGAATGTAATGAAACAACCCCATTATAAAATTTTTGGCAGATGTTATAGTAACAACAAATATAAGTTTATAAGACATATATCCATTGCTCATATCATACTGGTTAGTAAAAACCAGGTTTGGGCAAAAATTTCACCAATGAGTTATCAATTAGCTGCAAAACAAAAAGAATTAATAAATGGGATTATAGGTTTTGAAATTCTACCAAACAGATGGTTGTTCCCAAAGACCTTCTGTCTTGAACTCATTGATATACTTGATAAATAAAAACACAGGTTATATATATATATATATGTATCAATAAATACCTTTTTTAATTAAAATTACCATTTTTTTATTATCATTAAAAGTAAGTTTTGTTAAATCTAATTTATCAATAAACTTATGTATTTTACAAGATTTTTTCATATTTTCTTTACATAATTTATTTGCAAAATCTTTTACGATATATATACCTTTTTTATGTACTTCTAAACATTCTTTAAAACTACATTTTTTAAATTCTATCGCATGTATATTAGTTTCTAATTCAGATAGTATATTTTTAAGTTCTTTATTGAATTTCTTAACTTCTTCAGTTTTTTGATAAAGTTTAAGATTCTTTTTTATATTTTTCTTATAAATTTTAAACTGTTTTTTAAAATTCACTTCTATATTTTTATCATAAGGACTTTTTTTTTTTTTATATTCAAAAAATTTTTTAACATCATTATTATTTATATAATCATTTTTCACTTTATCACCTTGTAAATTTAATTTTTTAATTAGTGCAGTTTCTTCAAGATTTACATTTCGCAGTTTCTCCATAATAATTGTTGAATATTTTTGAAATTCATCAAATTGTTTTTTACATTTAGATTTATTACATTTATGTAGATCTTCCGCGTTTCTCAAGATATTTTGAAATTCTTTATTATATTTTTTCATAATATCAAAAGTATTATTTTTCATTATATTCTAAATAATACATAAGAAATAAATCAAAATTTAAAAAAATTGATTTATTTCTTATGTATTATTAAGAATATATTAAATGGATTCTTCTTCAAAAACAATCAATAATACTAATATTGTATTTGATGATTTTGATAATATTATTAGTAGTCTTAAATCACAGGTAACATTACTAAAAGAAAGACTTTCACAAGAACGCGAAGAACATAAGGAAATATATGCAAAACAAAAACAAGAGATTGAAATATTAAAAGAAAAATTTACATTCTTCTTCAAAAACAATCAATAATACTAATATTGTATTTCATGATTTTGATAGTATTATTAGTAGTCTTAAATCACATGTAATATTAAAAGAAAGACTTTCACAAGAACACGAAGAACATAAAGAAATATATGCAAAACAAAAACAAGAGATAGAAAAATTTATAAATTTTTAATTATCTTTTAATTAAATAAAGGCATATTATGTTTTATGTTGCTAATATAAAATGCAAAAAATGTATTAAAAGAAATAATAAATTTTGTAATATCAGTAAAACAAATATTACAAAATTTATTAATTCAAAAAAATTCAACTTAATAATAAAAAGTTATTTAAAATGTTTGAATAAATATTGTTTAATTAAATATTTTTTTATAATTAAACAATTTAAACTAATTAAAAAAAAAATTAATATCAAAAATAAATTATTTAAATTTTTTTTTGATATTAATGAAGAATAAATTATTGGAAATATAAATGATATCTATACATATAATTATTTATATTATCCCTTTGTCTTTGGTCAGTTATTTTATATTTATTAAATAAATTATATATCATTCTAGAACTTATATTTTGTGATTTATTATTTATTATAACACTATAATATTTAGTTATAATATTATAGTATTGTAAGTTAATCATTATTTACTTTAATTACTTAATTTTTAAATATATTATAATAGAGAATGAATATAAAAATACCACCAGCATATACAAATGTATATATATATGAAGAAGGTAATAATAATAAAATATTAGCATATGGTTATGATAACAAAAATAGAAAACAATTTATATATAATGCTGAATATATTAAGAAACAACATGATAAAAAATATAAAAAAATATTAAAATTAAATAAAATATTTAAGATTATTATTAACGATATTAAAGATATTATTGCTTCAAATAAATATAATAATTTATATGATATTGCAATTGTAATTTATATGATTATTAATTGTGGATTTAGAATAGGTAATGAAAAATACAAAACTGAAAATAATTCATTTGGTATTACAACATTGCTTTATAAACATTTGATTTTTAATAAAAATGAATTAACAATTGATTTTATTGGTAAAAAGGGCGTTAGAAATATTTCAAAATGTTTGAATATAAATATATTAAATTATCTTAAAAAGAAAAAAAAAAATTCAAACAATGATAATAAAGTTTTTAATATAACAAGTTATGATGTAAATAATTTTTTAAAAAAATATAATGAAAATATAACTTCTAAAGACTTAAGAACATGGAATGCTAATAATTTATTATTAGAATATATTAAGTTGCCCGAAATAAAAAAAGCAAAAAATCCTGTTAAAAAAGCAATTGAAAAAGTAGCAGAAAAATTACACAATACATATAATATATGTATAAAAAGTTATATAAATCCGATATTAATTGAAAAATTAAAAAAAAATAAAATGCGAACATGATAACAAAATACTCAGATTGTTTTTTTCTATATTCTAAAATATTAAAATAAATATATAAAAATTGATTATTATATGTATAATATTGGAAATTAATAATGCACACCGGTATTATTTCATTTGCTGATAGAATTTCATTTAATATTAAATGTAATGATTTTAAAGATATAATTTTAGATAAATTATATAAATTATATGGTTTAAAAATTATTCAACGACATTATTATTTACTAAATGAAAAAAGTGTCGCATATATTAAAAATAATAAATATTTATGTTGTTTGAGAAGTAACGGTAATCCATATTATATATTTTTAACAAAGTACAATGATATTCCAATAATTTATTTTATTGATAAAAAAATACATCCAAATTATCAAAAACCACGAATTATTTTAGTAAAAGGATTATTTGATAAATCATTATTTGATAATACTTTACTTGATGGCGAAATGATAAAAACATTTGATAAAAAATGGGAAATGGTGTTTAATGATATTATTAGTTATAAGGGACAAAATTTAAAAAACACCGATTTAAATGATAGATTAAATATTATATATAATTTATTAGAAAATGAATACATACCAGATGATATAATGGATGTTTGTACATATAAAGTAAAAACATATTATAATTTACATAAAGATAGTATTAATAATTTATTAGAAATATCTAAAAAATTAAACTATAGTAGTAGAGGCATTTATTTATGGAATTATAAAAATAATTTAAAACCTATTTTATTTAATTTTGACAAAGATAGTATTAAGTCTGTTGTAAGAGAGGTAAAAGATGAAACAACTTTTAAAATCCTAAATAAAGAAGAAAAAAATGAAATTATTATTAATAAAACTATTAATGTTATTGAAAATAATAATATTAAATTTGAAGAAAATGAAAAAATATTATGGATAAATAAAACATATGAAGCTGATGTATATAATTTATTTTTAAAAGAAAATATACAAAATGAAAAAAATATAGGTATAGCAAATGTTTCAACATTACAAACAAGCAAATTATTAAGAATCGCATTCAAGAATACAAATGCATCTACATTATTAAAATTTAAATGTAAATATAATGAAAATTTTAAAAAATGGACACCATTAATACAAATACAGTAAAAAAATGAATATGTTTTATTATTATAAAACAATATGCATAAAATTGCAAAGTTTTTAGATTTATTAATTAAATTGTTATCATTTTTATTATACAGTATTATTATTAATTGTATAATAGGATTAATATATATAAGATATTTATGTGTAAATGATACAGATAAATTATTTATGTGTATCATTTATTATCCTCAATAATTTTAATATTTTTATCATTATCACTAATGAATTTAATGAGTATATTATTTAATTCATTCAAATAATAATTATTTTCAATATTATCATCATTTATTTGGTCGATTTTTCTCTTCATTATAATAATAAATTTTAATAAATAAAATAATCATTTTTTTATTGTTGTATAGGTTGATTATTTGTAACAATTGGATTAACATTATATAATTCTTTACAATAATTTTTTGCAAAAGCAAAATAAAACCAGAAAAATGGTCCTAAGAATAACATAATTATAAAACCAAATATACTTGTTGTATTAACACCGTGTGAAAAACAATAAAATGAAGTTATTAGAGCTGCAAAATGCAATATACCAATAATAATTATAAATAAAATAGCCATAAGGGTAAATATAGCAAGAATATCACTGGTGTGTATTAACATTATATTTCTAATATCTTATTAGAAAATATAATTTGTGCAAATAATGACTTTTAATATCTTTTTAAAAATTAGAATTAATATGATATTAAGATATTTACTTATATTTCTTCCCTTGATATTTGGAAGTATTATAGCAAGTTTCTCTAGTTTTAACAAAGATACCGAATATAATAATTTAAAAAAATCTAAAATAATGCCTCCTAGTTATGTTTTTGCTATTGTATGGCCAATATTATATTTATTAATTGGTATTTCATATTATAATGGTATCAATAATAATAGTTATTATAATTATATTATACCAATTAGTGGTTTAATAATAAATTACTCGTATACACCAATATTTTTAAGATTGGATAATTTAATATTAGGAACAATTATAGTATTACTAACTTTAGTATTTGCACTTCTAACATTTATACAATTTTATTATTATAATAAAATTGCAAGTTTATTATTAGTGCCATATATCATATGGTTATTATTTGCATTATATTTATCATATGATATATATATAATTAATAAAAAAAAAAAAAATTTAATATTAGATGAGTGATATATTAATTAATGATTATAAAAAGTTTATTTTAAAACCAATTAATCAATCCAATAATACTGATACGTGTTGGATAAATTCCCCATTATATTTAATATCTTCACACCCATATATTTTCTTTCAATTTATGTTATTGGACGACTCCGTTAATGATAGTAGTTTAATAAAACACAATGATGACATTTATAACTTAATCATTTATATTTATAAATATATACAATCAGAAAAAAATCAAAAATCACGCAATATTTTTGATAAGAATATATATATAAAATTATTTAATATATTAAAGGTTAATAATTATGTTCAGTTGCCTAATATATTAGAAGTACCGTGGGATGCAACATTGATTTTAGAAAAATTAATAAGTATATTTACTAAAAACTATACACATGTACCAGAAGGGGGAAACAGTGAAACATATTCATATGATCATATAAATCGCTATCTAAGTTCTGGGCCAGTTAGGTTTGTCACTAATAAACATGCTTTTTATAATATTATTAAAAGTGATACATACAACGCTGAAGGACCAAAAAATGATAGGTTGTTAATCGGGTTTGTATTATCACAATCATGTCTGTCAAAAAATCAGAGTAATGAACTACCAATTGACGTAAAACATTGGCAGGCCTTTTTAAGAAAAGATTTAAATACTAATGAAAAAATTGATAATATTAAATGGTATATGTTCTGTGCTCTAGAAAAAAAAATATTAGAAAAATTTACAAGCCAAATATATGATTGTCTTAGTGATAATACTGCAAAATTTATATTTTGTATGTATTTTGATATTGTAAAATTTAAAAAAATTATTTTAAAAAATAATAATAAAAAATATTTAATGGACTTTATTTCAATTATAAAACACGAAAATAATTTATCTAAAGAGTATGATTATATTGCAGAATTAAATGATTTAAAAAAAAAAATAAAATTAGATAAAGGTTCGTTATATTTCGGAAATAATTTTAAACCAAAAAATAAAGAAACAAATCATGATATTGCTAATGTTAATTTATTAACTATAAAGGAACTTGAAAAAATATACAGAAAAAATATAGAAAAGGATAAAAATTATTATACTAAAAATATTTATGATAAAAGAGAATATATTATGAATTTAATAAATTAGATAATCTAATATCATTATTTGTATCATTATTTAATAAAAATCTACAATGTAAATTAACAATTGGTAAATCAGTACTTTGTTTTTTATATTTTTCATAAATAAAAGCAGAATCAAATTCATTATTATATATAGAATCTAATTGCGATAAATTAGATTCTTCTTTTTTTTTTATTAATTCTTTTCCTAATTTAATTGGTACTTCTGTTTCTGTTTCAATTGGTATTGTTAAATAATTAAAATTGTTATTTATTTCTTCTTTTTTAACAATTAATTCATTTATTAAATCGCTACGATTATTTTTGCTATATTTTTTAATTTCTAAGTCATCAATAAAAAAATTATCAATTTTGTTTTTTTTAACCTTATCTTGAATAGAGTATTTATTTTCAAATTTGATATAACCAGTATAAATTACTGATAATGTTAAACAAAATATAAGAAATATTATAATATTATTATAATCCATGTAATCTAATTTAAATAAAGAAATTAATAGTTAATTATCTTCAATAAATTGTAATTTTTTATTTTTATCTTCATTTTTATCTTCGTATAATATTTCTTCATTATCTGAAAAATATCTTATCTTATAATTATTTTTTTTATAATATTTAATTCGNGTAAAACCCTTTACAATAAATAATGAAAATTGGTCCCAAATATCAATACATAAAGGTATATATTTTCTTTCATTTGGTTTTTCGCGTAATATTCTACCAATTGATTGTTGAATATCAGATATAGGACTCGCAAATATAACTGTATTCAAAGTTGGGATATTCATACCTTCTGCTGCCATTTGATAAGTTGCTAATATTATTTGTTTTTTAGATGAAATATTTAAAACATCTTGTGATAAACCACCTATATAATAACCAATCGAATAGTCCGTATTATCAAAAAGTTTTTCAAAATTTTTAAGTTGATTTCTTCTTTCGCTTAACACTAGTATATGTCTTCCTTTTTCATTTTTTAATATATTTAATATCATTTCATATATATATATTGTTCTTTTTTCATATTTACATATATTGTTTATCATACTCGCAGAATTTGGTTTGCCATTCCATAATAATAAATTATTACAATATTCTATATTACTATCAAAATATTTATGTAATTGAACATTTACTTCTATTTCTTCAGTATTAATATGTTTATAAACTGATTTTCCTATATAATGTTCAAATACTCTTCTTAAACCATCTTTTCTATTTAATGTTGCACTTAATCCTAGTATAATTGGAGCATTCATATATTTAAATGCTTTGCTAAATACTTCTGCGCCCGTGTGATGCACTTCGTCTATTATAACTAATCCAAAATCTTTGAAAATATTAATATCATAATCTCTCATTGCAAGTGATTGAAGCGATGCTATAACAAAATCTTTACCTTCAACATCTACTTTTGATTGTTTTATTTTACCAATTTTGGCATTTGGGACGAATTCTTTTACAGATTCTATAAATTGTTGATTAAGAAAATCTTTATGTGATACAAACATTGTTTTTTTTTTGAAATGACATGCGATATAAACAGCCATAATTGTTTTACCGAAACCACATGGAACGGATATAATACCGCCCATTTTTAATGGATTATTTGCCGCATCAATAAAATTATTAACAGGTTCTAGTTGTTGTTCTCTTAATTTACCGTTAAAAACTAAATTAGAGCATTCTTTCCCTATATTTAATTTATTTATCATAGGAATACCAAATTTTTGCAAACCATAATATCTTGGAACATATACTCTTTTATTATTTTCACTGTATATTGCAAATTTTATTTTTTCTGTTGTATTAAAATTTTTTGGTGTAACAGTTAATTCATCTTTTAAATCGTTTATTATTTCATCATTATTATTTTTTTCAATACCATATCCATATACGGATATAATACTGTTCATTATTCACTTATATATATATAATATTTTCTTATATATTAAATTCATTTTTTTTATATAGTTTTTATAGAGATAATAATATAAATGATACAAAATTTACTTAGAGGGTTTGGTTTAATTGTTTTTATATTAATATTAATAATGGATGATTTCCCTTTTTATAAACAAATGAAATTACCACAAGTACAATTGGTTTTTGCTATTTTAATAACAACACTATGTATATATGATTATATATCAGGATTTATATATGCAATGCTTATAATGTTAATATATTATGAAATATACAGAAATAAAATAATAAGTACACATCAAGATAAAGTACATAAAGTAGGTGATAAATATAATATTAATATGAAAAATAAATTATTAGAAAATTTCATAGACAAATATGACACAGCAAAAAATAATAATATAATTTTACTTGATTATATATCACAAAAACATTTAGATGATGCTCAAAATGGTTATATATTTAATAAAGAAAATTATGAAAAATATAATATTACTAATTTTGATTATGATATACAAGGTATTACTAATAACGAAAATAATATAGGTGGTAATGATTTAATTTCTGTTACAAATAATATTACATAATTTATATATAATTTGCATTATATAGACAATATATTATTATTCCAAAAGTAAAACAATATATATATTTCTCAATATCTATTATTTTTGCATATAACATTTCTGGTATAAAATTTTCTAATAAATATATTAATTTGACATTCGTTAATATATATAATATTACTATTATCATTAGTATTTTTATATACAATTTATTATTATAAAAACTGTCATTTGATATATTTATATCATTCATTGATGAATTTCCAATTAAATTATCCATTTCTTTTTCAAATGTTTTATCTAAATTATTTAGCAAATCAGATTTATTTTTGTCTGCTATGTTTGGATTCTGTTGCATAATATTAGGATTCTGTTGCATA